TGTACCTCGTTTAGTGCATCAATAACCTTGGCAAAAGGATCTAGACCACGATGATCTAATTCTAATGCTGCAAAAAAGGTAGCATTATTAAACCTATTCATAATGTCAATTCTATTTTGCAACCATGTCATATCTTCATTACGATCACACTTCCAGCCAACCAGCGGTGTTCCAATAACAAAGTGCTTGCTGTAATCAACTTCTTTAAACATAATTCCTCACATAATCTGAACATATACCTGCAACGCCTGAAAAGCTAGTAACATTATCCCACTCTGGCATTACACTTATAAAGTCTTGACCCACTATATCAGATCCTGGATACCCCCAGACATACCCAGAACTGGTTAGTGTGTATTCGTCTGACACATGAAAAAAGCAATGCATTTCAAGATGTAGGCAAGTCTCAAGAGCTTTTCCATTTTTACAATGAACCCACAAATAATTTTCTCTATCTAGCAAATAGTCTTTAGTAATCAAATAATCAGGGCTATCATGCCCAAAATGTAATTTATTTTTTTGTACCCAAAGATCTACTTCAACATCAAATCCTGATTCTATTGCAGCATCGACATACTCTGGAGAGTTTTCTAAATCTAAATTTGGTCCATCAATATTTCCGCGATGTGCAATAAGAATCATTTATGCCTCTTAAAATGAACATCTGCTTCCTTGCCAACATTGTCTGGAACTATTTTGCAGGTAAAACCACGTTCACAAAGCCAATCACATATGTCATTAACATTGTTGCTTGTATTTTGATAGAGATCAACCGTATAAGATCCCTCGCACTTTCCTTCTTGGACAATATCTATTTTATCTCCAAGACTTTTGAGAACTCTAAAGTCGTTGCCTTGTGCATCTATCCATATATAATCTATAGAATCAATTTCATTATCAATAATAAAATTATCTAATCTAACCTTGTTTACAATACAGGTTTCAGTAACATGAAAGTCTGGCCTATCTAACCATTTTTCATGAATATCATCTGTAAAATCATATAAAGATGAGCATCCCCAATCTCTTGTGCCTGCTATATTAAACTTAGCTTCGCCCTCTTCTTCATCAACTGCGGCATCAACAATATGTACATTAGTATTATTTTTAAACTTATCTTTTAGGTGATCAACCAGTTGTGGTGTAGGCTCAAATGCATAAACCGTTGTGTTTTTGGTTGCAAGTCTTTCTGTATCTGTGCCCCAATTTGCTCCTACTTCTATAACCGTTCTCATTTATAATTCTCCAGGTAGTAATTTAAATCTTCGGGCGTTCCCATGCCCCACATTTTATCAATGTTTTTAATCCTTATTCTTTTATTATCAAGCACCGCTTCATTGAAAACGGGGCATACATAAAACTCGTTATTAGTTCTAATATTCTTGTCAATCATTTGCTCTGCGTACTTTACATAGTCAGATCCGTGCTTCCAATAGTAAACTCCAACGGTAGCAATATCTGAAATAGGATTCTTTTCTGCCACCTCAATAACAAATCCATCATCTCCTAGCTTTGCATAAGACCACTTAGGATGAGTAGACTTAAATGTCATTATTCCACCGTCAACTTCCGATGCTGTAAAAGCATACATAGCCTCATTAGCATCCCATTCCATAACCTGATCAGAGTTAGCAATCATGAGAGGTTTGTCATCATTAATAAGTTCTTTTGCAAGAAGTGTTGTACATGCTGCACCTTCTGTTACACCCTCAACCTGAATGATATCGCAACCTGGGGCTATAAGATTAAGAACCTGTTTTAGATTGTATTTCTCATAGTGTTCTTTCTGCACCAAGAAAATATAATGTGCATCTATGTTAAGATTTTCTACAACAACCTGAATCATTGGCTTACCATGAGCCTCAATCAAGGGCTTGGGGAATGTGTACCCTGCCTGTGCGAATCTTGAGCCTGCACCAGCCATTGGAATAAGGACATTCATTTCTTTATTAATCCATGGTATGGTCATGTGACCGTCTACCTCATCTATCATAGCCATAAACCTTTCATATTTAAGATCGTGAGAATCTTTTACTGGATATAGTGTAGCACCAGATGACTTCGCTGCCTCTCTTCCAACATGCGAATCCTCAACTATAATTGTATCTCTGGGATATGCATCAAGTGCCACCATGCATTTCCAATACATTTCTGGAAAAGGCTTAGGATATTTTACATCTTCATTGCTAACAACATAATCGACCATATGTAAAACTCCGATAGCATTAAGAGCCGTTCTTACTGTATCTCTAATGCTATTGCTTGCTACCGCTACTTTGTATCCTCGTATTTTTAATTCTGAAATAATAGCGATTGCAGTTTTGTTATATGGAAAGTCTTCTACAAGTCTGAGCGTTTCTCTTTGCTTTTCTTGCCAGATAGTTTCATGAGTAGTCTCTGGTAAACCCTTATGATCTGTTAGCATTTGTAACTTTTTGTTTGTGCTTAGACCGTCGTATTTAGAATGATGCTCTTCTGTAGATATACAATATTTTTTATCTATCATAGCAAGAGCGTTATTCAGAGCATCAAAATGAAGTTCCCTGGAATCTAAAAGAACACCATCTAAGTCAAATATAACTAGCTTATTCATCTTTGTGGCCCCGCATGTCTATGCCATTTATTATGTCTAACAATAGCTTTGCCGTTACACTTCATTTCATACTTATTACGAACCCGCATTGACCATTCAACATCTTCTTCTTCATTCCAAACCCGTGACTCGTCTAATGGTTCTTCTAACATCACATGACGCTTAACAATAAAAAATCCTCCAGAAATATACATATACTGTGTCTGTGACCAGTCATCGTATTTTAATGACCATGCTCTGCCATAACCAGGCTTATCCCACAAAGACCAGTCCATAGGATTACGAGATCCAGTAATTAAGTATTGTGGACAAGAACAAATATCCCAATCTGTTCCAAAGGATTTAAAAGATTCGTACCAATTTGGATCAAAGATATGATAATCATGCATCAAAACGATATTGTCGTACTTGGCATTTTGAACAAGAATATTCTTTTTACGAGTAATCCACTTGGGCTTTACCTCTTCATCAAAATCTATTTTACGAATGTTGTCGCCTTCAATTCCCTGGCTGTCTCCACCACCAACAAAAAGAATTTCATATTCTGGAATATTGAGATTACGAATAGACTGAATTATTTCTTGAAGACGGTTTTTGTCTTCATATACTGTGATAATGCCAAAGGTAAAGGGTATGTCAGTCATCGTCTTCCGAATCTAATTCATATATGTCTATCATTTCATCAAGAGATAGGTATTCTTCTAGTGGATCAAGATCTAGTAGATCACATAGGTTATGCCATGTTTCTTCAATTACTCTTGTGCCCTCTTCTGTAAGATCAGCTAATTTGTATACTACTGACTGCGCTAATGGCAACCCTAAGTCATTATAAATTACAAGGTCAGAGAAGAATTCTCTATCTAGTTCTCCAACTGTAAAGTCTCTAGAAAACTCTTCCAATATCATGCACTTAAGTTCAAGATCCATTTTTTATCTCCCTGTCTATTCTACCAAGTAATTCAGAGAATATTACCACAAATTCTTCTTTTGTGAGGAATCCATCTAATGGGTCCCCGACTGGCCCTACTTCATAAAAGTCTTTATTTGCTACTGGATCTTCTTTAGATAAAGATAGGGAGGCGGTTCCCCATCTATACCTAAAATAAAAATTGTAATCTTTGTATTTACCTTCCGCTTGTACAGGACAAGCACCGCCTGCGGAAAAAAATGAAACGCCAGGAACAGAAACATCGTCTACTCCCCAAGAAATAAATTCTCTAAGAGAAAAGATATTAATAAGGTCTTTTATTGCTTCCTCGCGTTCAGACATTTTACCAAGGGTTGTCTAGGTCTGGCTCTACTTTTGTAGAATTGCTGCCATTAAACATAATTGATGCACCAATATCAGATGCTTCAATCTCGTAGGCATAGCCCTTAGAGCCGTCATTACGCTCAAAAGAGCGTCCCTTGAGCTTTCCATGGACAATTACCTTCTGACCCTTCTTAAGAGACTCAGATCCCTCTGCAAGCCTACGCCAGCAGGCAACGTCAATGTAGGTGGTGTCTCCGTCCTTCCATTGACCACTACCATCCTTGATGCGTTCATTACTAGCAATACGCAACTTAGATAGCTTGTGTCCAGCAACTGTCTTAAGTTCTGGATCAGCAACCAAATTTCCAACTACCGTAATCATACTCATGTTATTCCTTTTCCTCGTACTTTCTTATTAGTGGGCAGGTTGTTACCCGTATCAATGACAGGATCAAGTGTGACCCTGACACCAAACCTTTCTATTATAGACTTAATCTTGTCTAAATGCAAGATGCAATCAAGTCTTTCTTTTTCATTGTAGTACTCCCATTGGCTTTCATAGAATCTAATGCCAATGAATTGGTGACCACCCATATCATATTCAACAATGTCTATTACAAACTCATGCGGTGGCTTTATTGACTTTACCGCAGACTTCATTTGTGGGGTATATATCATTCTACCTCCATTGTTAGGAATTTCCAAATATCAAACCATTCTTCTTGTTTTTTGTGATTATTAAATTCTTTTGATATTTTTCCTTTTTCAAAGTACACCCCGCCCCAAACACCCCACTCTTGCCTGCTTACGCCAGAAGCTAGACACTCCCTTTGGACGGGGCAAGATTTACATAAGGAGTCTATACCATTACGAAACTCAATATCCTCTTCATATCTATCAAAGAAGTAGTTTGTGTTCATGTCTAGGCATCTAGCCCTATTTTGCCATTGCTTACTCATGATACCATCGAATCTGGAATGTTCCATCCATCAGGTTCACAAGCAAAAATAAGTCTTTTATACCATTTTTGAGTTGTTTGATCAAAAACCCCTATATGTAAAAACTCTGCATAATCGTCTTGAACAAGACACTGTATGTCCCATCCATCCCAGGATAGGTGGGAACTTTCTTCTACTATTCTTTCTGCTTCACTTAGGCTCGTTACTATCATAATATTTCATCTTTCCTGTTACTGTGTATACGAACATTATCATTGCTATTTCAAGAAAGAATATCAAAACAAAGCCTATCTGCCCTGTAGACATTCCATATATTAAAGTTACAAACAATTGAACAAACCATAAAAATGTAGCAAAAATAAACTTCAGCATATTTGGAGGGGTGCTAAACATTGCAAAATAAATACTAAGATAAAGTAGGGCTTGAGAACCAAAAAATATTAAAGACCATGAATTTAGTGACATGTTTCCTCCACAGTATAAATAACCTTTTTTATCCCAGAATTCTTTATGATATCTGCACATATTTTGCAGGGCTTGCTATTCCTATCTATTCCTTGCCTATTTACTCTTGCAACATAAAGAATCGCTCCCTTTGCATTTTGTCCAGCGGTTTTAATTGCAACTTCTTCTGCATGTCGTGAACAATGAATCTTAATTAGTTCCTCTGGAAACAGGTCTGTATGATTTTTAAACTTATTAAAACCATAGCCAACGACCCTTCCAGATTTGATTACGACAGCACCATGCCTTTTATTTTCCTCAGATCTTTCTGCCAAGGATCGTGCAAGATTAAGATAAGAAACATCTTTATTGCTCAACATATTAATCCCTGTAAATTCCAACTTCAATGTCTGCCAGTTCTGCAATGCTCACAAGCTTAGATTGATTCTCATTCTTTTTACTAAAGAAGGCAAGGTAAGAAACATAGTCGATATTTTCTTCTATGTAATCTTCTGGCAACTTTTTAAATAGCACTCTATATCCCTTTTGCTTGAGATAATTTTCTGCAGAATTACAAAAGGCAGCAGTAAAGGAATTAATCTTGTATGGGCCAGCAGACCAGACCTCAATTATGTCCTCATTGTTTGGTTGAGATAATGCTACGCCCATAGCACGCATAAAAGTATCATAATCTTGAAATCTTTTTGTACCCTGAACCGCAATAATCATTTTTGTTCCCTTATAGTTTCTACTATGTAGATAACCTCTACTGGAGATAGATCTTTTGTATTCACCTGATCTATTCTTTCAGCAGATTTTTTATCTATTTTATTATTTTCTTGCAATCTATATAGACCAGTTTCTTCTAGCCAATAGTTGTATCCATTATAGTTACAAATGGGAATTATGTCAATAGATTCTTCAATTATTTTTTGATCATGTTTTGATAATTTCCCAAGGTAGAATGAAAATAAAACTACTTGGACAATAGCAATAGCAACCCAAATAAAAAACATATAGTCGTTCATGATATTAAGAAATGCTATCTAATATCTCAAGCAACTCATTGAATTGCTTTCTTGAAAGATTGTGGGCATCAATTGGTCGTGCAGAGTCTCTATCAATCTCTCCATCAACAACGTCAGTTTCATAAAAAATATTTTGATGAACCCAATATGCTTTTTCGCCTACAATAGCAATGGTCACAGTATTATTTTTTCTAATCTTCTGAGACTGAGTTTCCATTTGATTCTTCCGTGGAATCCTGGTCAGACCTTGGCGAATTTGTATTGATTGATTTAATGATTTTCTCAGCGTTGATTTTATAGATAAGAAAATCATGCTCAAGTTTATTACATTTGTTACGATAATACTCAACCATAGTCTGTAGAGCTTGTTCATTCTCATTCATTATCTCTCCTTCTTTAGAGGTAAAGAATACACCATGCTTTATTCGTTGTCAATTGTTTTTTGAAAAGAAAATGGTGAGTCTGTCCAAATGTGCTTCTTTGCTTCTCTTTGTACGATCTTTCTTGACCATGAAAAGCCAGCGTCACCGCCCCATGCGTCCCACATAATTCTTCCGTTTGAAGGGTTAGATGTGTTATAGAAGTCCTTACCCTTCTTGTCAACTTCGTGCCTTGAAAAAAATGAATACATGCGCTTTACAACAGACAAAGACATTGATCTTCCTGCCACAATATCGGATGCTCTGCCCCAACCAACGGGAGTTCCAGCACCCTTTGCCTTGCCCTCTTCTTTCCATCTAAGGGCACGCTTAGCAGCAGTCACCATGCCAGCAGTTGGCTTATATGTTTCTGCCATTATTTATCTCCTTGCAAAAATGTAAAGTCTACTTTTTCTCTTCCAGTCCTATTGGCCTTATTAGCAGTTTTTGGCATATTTGAGAAGATTGCAGATAGGTCTGCTGGTACTTCGCCCTGAATTGAACTATCATAGTCAATAGCGGCATCTACAGACTTTTCTTTCTTCTTGTCGTGCATTGCCTTCTCTTCGTCTTCTTCGTCTTCATACATTGCCTTTTCCTTCTTCTTGCCGTTATAGCTCTTCTCCTCTTCTTCCTCGTCCATGTTGTGGGCCTTTGCCTCTTCCTTCATGTCGTGGTGAGCCTTCTCTAAAGACTTGAGAATTTCCTTTGCGTTTTCTAGATCTTCATTCATAGCTTTTCCTACCCTCCTCAATGTGCTCATTTTGTGACCAACAATTGTATCCGTTGGTTCTCCATCTCTGTAAACTCTAATGGCTACAGCGGGATCTTCTGAGGTTCCTGTGATTGTAAAATCAGAACCAGGGACGTTATATTTACCATTACGAATAATTCTCGTAACCTTTCCTGTCGCTCTTCCTCCGCTAGAATTCCAAGACACCATCTGCCCTACACGAACATTTTCTGCCTTACCAATTCTTTCCATCATATCATCAACAAATTCTTGTTGCTCGTCTCTGTTCATAGTTGGTTGCTCCATTCCTGTATTTACTAACCCGTCTGGGATTGCCGCCAATCTACACTTAGCGTTTTCTTGTACCAAGTAGGATAGCAGCGAGCAACCCAACTTGTCATCATCCGTGTGATAATGAAAGACACAGTTTATACACTTTACACCAATAGCGGCATCTTCATTTTCTTGTGGTGGCTCATAGCCTACCCAAATTCCAGATCCTTGCTTATCAAAGGGTCCGTATTCTTCTGCGATACCCGATAATGCATCTGCATATGCTTTTTCTTGCCTAGACAGCATGTCGTACAGTTGCTGTTGATGTTTTGTTATTTTTTGAGTGTCAATAAACTGTCTCTTCTTTTTCTTCTTCTTTTCATCTTCATATCCAGAACCAATAGACTGTGGATAAAGATTAGGGGTGACTTCGCTTGTTACAACGTCCTTTTCCGCTGATTCCGATTCAGAGGCGTACAAGGCACGCAATTGCGCTCTAGCCGATTCTCTCGTTGTATGGCATCCAGAAACAGAGTTATCTGGTAGTTTAACAACAGCGTAGCCACTACAGCCACCGTAATTGCGTCTAATTTCCCATGGCATAGATAGATTATACCATTATTTGGTAGTTCCGCTACCCCCGAACTTCTCACCAAATATTAAAAGTATGCCAAGCATGGCCTTTTTTAACTCTTCGTCCTCTATGTTGCCCACCTCATCTAGCTTTGTACTATTTTCATTTAAACCAACAAGAACTTGTCCGTCATCATTAAAAACTACCTCTAAAAAGCCCAATTGCCAAAGCTTAAATACCGCATCGTTTACAAACTTTTCTTGTTGTTCAAGTAATTGTGGAAAAGCCTCTTGTGCCTTATCTGTAACGTAAAACAATTCGTCCTGCGTTCCCTCGCCAATTCCCATTGGCTCTATGATTCCCATGTCTATTAAGAACTTTATTAGCTCGTCATCATCTTCATCCATATATCTATTTTAACCCTTATTAGTATGTGGATGTGATTCGGTAATTGATGCCTGAGAGACAATCCTGTATTCTGAACTATAGAAAAGCGTTGAAAGTTCCTCTACTCCAGAATACGAGCAACCGCTGCCAAGACCTCCACGAATATCAGAAAGTAGGTTTCTTATTGGTCCAGTCCCTTGAACAAAAGTAGAAATGCCCTCTGCCACAGAAACCTTTCCATTAGCGTCCTTTTGTGCAGATGCTGATGCCATTCCTCTTACAACCTTCCAAGGCTGCCCATTCCTGGTTGTCCACTTTCCTGGTGCCTCTTTTGATCCCGCAATCATAGATCCAACCATTACTGCATCTGCTCCTGCGGCAAAGCATTTAACCATGTCTCCGCTATTACGAATGCCACCATCAGCGATTATGGAGCAGTCTGTAAAGTTTCTTTCGGAAACATCCAATATTGATTGCAAAGTTGGCACGCCATGACCACTAACAATCCTAGTTGTACAAAGACCACCACCGCCGATTCCAACCCTAATTGAGTCAGCACCAGCTTCAGCGAGTCTAATAAATCCTTCGGATGTGGCAACATTTCCAGCCATAATATGTACATCACTAAAGGACAGCCGTAATTGATCCACTGCCCGTACTGCATAGTCACCGTGACCATTTGCTGTATCGACCAAAAACATTCTTACGCCAATATCGTAAAGTCTCTTTGCCTGTGCAAGATATCCATTGTTAGATGCAATGGCAACACCAAAATTAATTTTATTAGATATTAGATCTTTACACTTAGTTATTTGATCATCGTGAGACATATATCTATGAAGAATTCCAATTGCACCCTCTTCATGCAAAGCAATACACATTTCAGTATCACATACAGTGTCCATGGGGGCAGCGATTAGTGGAAGTTTTAAATCTATTTTTCTTTTTCCATGTCCTATGCTCATAGACAAATCTACATCGTGCCTTGAAGATATCGAACTTCTTTGTGGAACAAGAAGAATGTCATCAAAACAAAGAGCCTTGCCGTTATATTTCATTTTTCTCCTATATCAGTTTGTAATTAGAAAGATAGTCTTTTATGTCTGGTGTCATCTGAGGCTTTTCTTTTTCTTCTATCAACTCTCTGTTTCTATCTGCCTTAAATGATGACCAAGTATGTACCTCTATCTCTCCAAAGGTATCTTTCTTGGAATGAGATATAGCATTATAAACTGAACCACACATAGCATCTGCTAGATCCTTAGATTTTTTTCTAGGGTGATCAACTTTATTATTAGAAACAATTCTAAGTTCTAAAAGCTCTTCTAAAAGTATTTCAATATGTGGGGCAACTACACGTTCTTCATAAAAAAGCATGGCTAAGTCTTCATAGTGTTTCTTAGCAACAGAAAGAGTCTCTGTGTTAATCCCTACACTCTTTAGATCCCGCTGAATATCAAATGATTGCCAGCGGTCGAATGTCACTAGGCCAAGATTAAATCCGTTTCTTCTCAGATCAATAATCCAGTTTTTTACTTCAGAGAGGTCTACTGGGCCTTCTCTGTGAGGCTCCCACCATGCAATCATATCTACAACAACAAATGGAACTACTTGAGTATAATCATTAAATGTTTGTACCTCTACCCATTTCTCAACGTGACTTAATGCTACCGCACACTTGTCGTGCTTCTGTGCTAAATCTGCATGAACAAAGTATGATGTATCTGGGTCTGGTTTGAAACTAGGATCTATCCTTCTAAAATTATCAAGCGGGTTACGAATACTTAGTGACTTTTCTATCTTGTCCCGCGATTTAAAAAATGCATCTGAAGATACACTAGGCATACAGGCAAAGCGCATCATTGCGTCTGCTGGATCTGTATAAAATGCAAGCTTAAAGTCTTCAATACTTCTTGTTGGGTTTACTTCCCATGTAGGTCTTTTGAGTGCATAAACTCCAGGGAACTTATAGGACTCTATCCTATCTTCTTCCCACTCAATATCAAAGGTATTTCCCGGATCATCTTCTGGTAAAGCAGGATTAAGAACAAAAGTATGTTTTTTAAATTCAGTTTCTTTATCAGCAACAACGTCGTCGTATCTTTTAGAAATAAAGTCTCCCTTGTAGCGTGGGAATGAAAGAAGAACTACTTTTCCATAGTCTGGGAAACGTGAATCTACTGAACCACGGAAAGCTTTATAAATAGCCTCGCCCGTCTTTGCATTTTCATTACCACTACTTGATTCTTGGGCAAAACCAGAAATCTCATCAAGGACGGCAAGCATAAGGTTTAGACCCTCATGGCTCTCTCTTTCTGAGTGACCAGAATAAACAGTAACAGCCTTATCAAACTCAACATTGTCTACTTTAGCATCATACTTTCCAGCAAACCATGGAGATTTATCAATCTTGTTTTTGAATCCTTTAAAGAAAACATTCTTTGCTTGCTGTGCGTTTACAGCAATATTAATAATATCAATGGCATCGCCAGGGGGTTTACCAAAATATGCAGCGGGATCTTTTAGGCAAAGAAGCTTATAGACAAGATAAGCACAGCCCACAGTAGAAGTGTGATCCTTACCTGATCCTTTGCCAAGTTGCAATATAACTTCTGACTTAGTATATTTGTTGTAGTGCTCACTACCCTCTTCCTTCCCCATAAATCTTTGTAGATCTCTTTCTTTGTATATCTGACTCATGCACTCTACAAGAACATACTGATAGTGAGACAACTCTGGCTGTCCTAAAAAGTCTGACGACTTTACAAAAGTTTCTACATCTACTGGCTCTTCCTGAAATGGATTGTCATCAAGAGCCTCCATAAAGTCAGAGAAATCAATTGTCAACTATGATCACTCCGTCAGTTGCTTCAGAAAGCCTTGACATAATTTCATTACGAATTTCTGGATGCTTTGTGGCAACATCTTTAAGAATGTTTATAAGAATTTGATGCTTTTCTTCCATGCGAGCAAGTTCTTCTGCTACTTCTTTATTGTCAAGCAAGCCTGCTCTATGAAGCATGTCAAGTCTTTTTGCTTCAATGTCTGCAATAAGTTTGATTGATGTTGTTTTAGCATTAAGATTTGCCGTTTGATCTGCTGTTTCAATAACCTCATATGCTTTTTTAATTAGACTAGAATAATGTTGATCTGCACCAGCCAGTGCCTCTCTTGCCCTAGCATGAATAGCCTCATTATTGGCAGCCATTTTACGCCAATCGTTAAGAAGGGCCATGACGCGAGTACGAGGTATGTCTAAATCTTTTGATATTTGTGCTGTATCTGTTCCTTTAAGGTATTCAGATGCAACCTTGTTTACTTCATCAAGATGCTTGACTAGATCTATTTCTTTTGACACGCTTTCCTCGTTTCTTAGGCATTACCTTCACACGATCTGAATAGAAGGAACGCATACCACAGCTAACTCCCTTTTCTAGTTCTACGCAATCAATCCATGACCTATTAATATCTGGGTTGGTTACATATTGATGAAACCTAAACTTAGTTCCCCAGACACCTTTGATCTTTATAGTGTCTCCCTGAGTCACAGTTTTTCCTTCTTCTGTAATAAAACTTGTCTCACGAACAAAGGGATCATTAATCTGTATTTTCTTGCGTCGCCCCATCATTTCCTCCATTTATCCTTGCCGACTTTTGGTGTATCAATTTTAGCACAAGATACCCTGCCAAGTCAAGGATTGTATCGTCCCCTGGAAATTCTACCCCTCTTTTAATCCTACTAATCTTATCATCAATCTTTATATCTAATTGTTTTCCAGGGTCTACGTCTTTTGCAAAAACTGATATAGGATCAAGTGCGGAGTTTCCGTAACTAATATTTTTCTCCAAGAGAAGGGCGCATATTTCAAGGCATTGAACCAATATCTCTTTGCCTGCAGGGGCTATCTTGCTCATATCAATAAGCTCACTCATTGCTGCAATCATATGATCATCTTCTGTCATCGTCTACCCTTTCTTCCCATTTTCAATCCGAACTTGTTTAAGTATAGATAAATTGTTTGTACTGTGCAACCACATTCTTTTGCTATTTCTTCTGGAGTTTTCTTGTCTTGTACATAACGTTTGTGAAGCCAGCTTTTATTCTTGTAAAAATCTTTTTTATTCAAAAATGACACCCCATTTGTCGCTTACATAAGACCCTATGCCAATTGAGTCTGCCACATCATCATCATCAATTTTAATGTTGTATCTATTGTTAACGTAGTTAATAGTCTTTTGTTTTCTTAATTCTCTTTCTTTTCCTTTATACCACGACTTAGATTTTCCTGGTGTTTTTTTTACAATTGCTTGCTTTTCTGCTGCACTCAAAAGCTTGGTCCCAATATAATTTTGCCAAGCCATAGGTGCTACATTCTTTACCGTTTTAATTCCAGCAACTTGCGCTGCTGCAATAATTGCTCCTTGCACCAACGACAGTTGCATAGCGGTTTTTGGAGAGTTGCTATAGATAGCAGATTCAAGAATAATAGCGTCTGATCGAAAAGCTTTGAAAAACGGGATAGCTTTTTTACAGGCATCCCCTGCTTTATAAAGAGCATCTGTGCCAACAAATCGAACCTTTCCATATTTGATCAGCCTTCCTTCCTCAAATATTGAAAATGCCATTGAATTTGTAGAGGCATCTACTGCTATTATAGTCCTTGGTTTTGATAGACTTGCCAAACCCCTACTCTTGCTGGTAGTCAAAATATCCCTTCAACTCCTTTATAAAATTATTAAACTTTTTTTTGTTAATAAGGCAATTGTCACACATTCCAACATCATTATAAATGCTTAGATATGTTCCACAATCACCAGCACATTTTTTATCTCTTCCAACTCTTTTTCTTCTTTTTTCTATTTCGTATCTTTCAAATATTTTTTCTTTGCTTGCTTCCTGCCTGCACTCTGGACCACAATAAATCTGTTTAGAAGATTTTTGGTAAAACTCATGATCACACCAGGAACAGAAGGCCATTAGAATTCTCCCTTTTCTTCCTTTCTTCTAGCGATTTTTATATCGCCTTTTGGAGCATCCTTACATGCCTGCTGAACAGGACAAGAGCCGCAAGGGGTTTTTACGTTGTTATTTTTATATGGCACTTCTGGTAGCTTTTGATCTTTCCATGCCGCGTACACCTCTTTCATCCAACCAAACAGGTAGTCAAGGAAATCCACATGGCTTTGCCTTATGTTGATTGGTATAGCAAGAAGGTCATGGGTATTCTTATTTTCATACATTACGATACCCTTTTTCTTCTTAAATATCTTCATATAAATAAGAAGCTGAACAATGTGATATGTACTTGCTGTCATGGTCTTCTTGTGACGCTCAAAAGCGTCTTGATTTTGTGTCTTAATCTCAACTAGATACTCTGAGTCTTTCCATTTAATAATGCTATCTAGAAAACCAAAGATCGGTGGATCGTCAAAGATAACCTTTTCCTCATTGGCAACCATGAGTCCTGCACCAGATATAGCATCCTGAATTCTCTTATGTCTATCTGTACCGCTGTCCATATTTGCCTGAGACTTACCCTCACGCTCTTCATAAAAGGTGTTGCCCTCAAAGGCTAGATACCAATATCGTGGGCATTTGCCATGACCAAAGACGATGGTAGAGGGGGAGAATGTCTTCTTCTTAGTAAACTTTGGCTCATTATCTGCCACATATCCTTTATGAATAGCATCAATGAGGTCTGAAAATTCATCATCAATATTGTCTGGCATCTGTGTTTGCCATTCAGTATCTGGAACCGCTTCTTTAACATCTCCCTTGACAATCTTAGATATTATATTCTTAGCCATGGTAAGTCCTAACTGTGTATTTAAGAGCATCTGACAACTTATCAAGTGCTTCTCTTGCTGAGTAGTAAATGTTTTTCTTAGCCCGATCATCTTTCTTAACATTGGCATACCATGAAGCTAGCATTGCAAACTTAGCAGAGTAAGCCTGTATCTGAACAATAAGCCTCGCAGCCTTATCTGGAGGAATATCTGGCTTGGCAATAAGCTTGGCAATTGCTATAAGTGCCTGAGTTATTTCCTCGTCCTGCATGTATTCTGATAAATCATTAAAATCATTGATCTGGTTTATGAGATCAATAGTGTTGTCACTCATTATTCTCTCTTATCTCTCGTAACTCTTCAAACTCGTTCCACTCAATTATAGCAAGCCTTGTCTTTTTTGTGTCGCCAAGAACTAACATTATGGCAGGAGATTTATTGGGGTCTACCCTAAGAGTATCTGTGACTACCTTGCCCCATACGTCTTTATTGACAGAAAATGATTTACTATACTCTTTTACATCTACAACATATCTGTCTAGACTCCCGTCACCCTTGACCATACCACGACCAGAGTTCTTATGTGGCTTTGCACCAATACGCTTTAGCTCTCCACGTTCACTCATTAGTATCCTCTTTCTTTTCCTATATTCACAGTAGATACATGATCACAAGACTTACACTTCCAGGTAAGTTGTAGGTTAGATGCATAAAACCTAGATGATGCAGCCTCTGAAGAACACTCCTGGCACAGAAACTTGCCATGTATTACCTCATACTTATTCGATGATTTGGACAAGTTCTGCCACCTTATCTGGATTCTGGCGTAGCCATTCGACCACCTTTGCTCTACCCTGGAACCTTTCTCCAAGGACTGTGTACCATGCACCGCCCTTTTCTATGTGTCCTAGTTGCTCTGCAACGTCCACAACTTCTGCAATGTTATCTATGCCAACAAAGTCTCCAGAGAAGTAGAAGTCATACATTCCGCTCTCAAAGGCTTTTCCTGTCTTGTTGTAGTCAATAGTCCAAGTAACCTGACGGCCTATCTTGCTCTGTATAACCTTATCTCCTACTTCTATCTTGCCTTGTATAGCATTTTTCTCTGATTCACTTGACCAAAGCTTGACGACTGTGCTAGAGAAGAACTTGACGGCATGACCTCCAGTAGGCTGGTGACTCACAAACATCTGACCAATATTATTGCGTTGCTGAGAGATAAGAACTAACAATGTTTGCTTAGTTTGATTGTTTGCATAGTTGAGCATCTTGACAGCATTTGTCATGTCCCGTGCCTCTGCACCAATCTGTTTGGTATTCTCCAACTGCTTTAATTCGTCAGAGTCCTTTTCAAAGTAGATAGCAGGAAGTAGGGCAGAGATAGAATCAACAACAATCATATCTACACCAGCAGACATAAGTTGTGTGGCAACATCAACCATGTCATTGATTGTCCTAGCAGGAGAATAGATAAGGCTATCTGAGTCTACTCCAAGACGCTGTGCCCACTTGGGATCATACGACTGCTCTGAGTCAATCCATGCACAGATCTTTCCCTCCTTCTGTGCCTGACCAATCATCTGCAAGCAAAATGATGACTTGCCAGCAGACTTATTTCCCCAGATGAGAACCTGTCTGCCATAAGCAAGACCACCATTTAATTGCTTATTTAGTCCAACGCTTGGTGTCTTTTGCATTACGACCTCAATTTCTGAGGCAGCAGACACCTTCTTTCTAAGCTTTGGATCTATTTGTGAAAGAACCTCTTCCATTGCCTCACTAATCACGCTAACACTCCATGCATCTTTGGACGCTCACGGTTCTTTTCCATCTTATCATTGACAGCCTTTGCTAATGAATGATTTGTATACTGGTCTGTACTCATTCCAGCCCATAGATCTAGAACACGGATGAGAATGTCTGCTAGTTCTTCAACAACAACATCGTCGCCCTTTTCCTTACGGATTGCTTCTAGTACCTCGCTTACCTCACTATGAACCATAGCAAGTTGCTTTAGATAAAAGATAATCCTGTTATCTTCTGTATCTGCATCCCAAAAACCCTTTGCTCTTGCATTGGCATTTAGTGTGAATGCTAGATCGTCCATGTCCCTTAAATAACTCATTACATTACTTCCTTCAATATAGTAGTTCCTTCTTTTGTTTCTGAAAGCTCAATCTTGACAACTGCCCCTTCTTCACACTTCATGTATGCCTGTGCAAATTGTGATGGGAAAACTGTTACAGCAATCATTTCACGGTCGGCGGTTGCTATTGTCATGTTAGCCATTTTCTTACCCGCCTTTGTAATTCTAGGGTTAAACGATAGCACAAAAACCTCGTCTTGTCCAAAGGGTATTTGCTTATAGTTGAGGAACCTGATTAGTGGGCTAGTCTTATAATTGTCAATCTCGTCCATTGGAATTGCCTCTGCAACTCTGTTGGCTGATGCAAGAATAAGATATGTCTTGCCCGTTTCTATCGTAGTATCTTCAGGTGCAAATATTCCTACCGAACCTGTCTTGTCTAGTAGTTCGACACGCGACCACCCCTTACCACGCTTTATGTTTTTGACAACGCCTAGAAGAATGTGTGACTTATCTTCTTCATAATCCTCTGAATTGTCAATATACGCATAATAGTGATTAGGAAGGTTTATGTTGAATTCTGGCAGATTTAGATATTCATACAGATTCTCTCTTACCTTATTTTCATCCCGTGGATTATCGTCAAATGTCAATGCACCAATGGCATTCATGGCCTCTACTGCACGACTGTTGATGCCACTACCTTTCTTAAATGCAGCATCACGAACTTCTTGATAAGAGTTAAATGGCCTAGCAGCAATGATGTTGGCTGAAACCTTGTCAGACAACCACTTGACAGATGATAGTCCAAACCTAATTGCCTTGCCCTCAATAGAGAAGTCACTTTCTGATTCATTGATATGGGGTAGTCGCAAAGGGATTCCCATTCTTTTAGCCTCAATTAGGTACTCCGTTCTTGAGTCCTTATCTTTTTCATTTCTAAGAACTGAATACATAAACTCAATAGGGTAGTAGAACTTTAGCCAAGCTGTCCAGTAAGAAAGCATTGAGTATGCAACAGCGTGAGACTTATTGAATGAATACCCTGCATGGGCCTCAAAGTCGTGCCACATATTATCTGCCTGAAAAGGACTAAGGTAGGCTGATGCATTTCTAACAAACTTATCTTTAAACACATCAAACTCTTTAGCATCTTTCTTCTTACCAATGATCTTACGAACCTTATCAGCCTCTGCAAATGTCATACCGCCAATTGTGGTACATGCCTGCATGACTTGCTCCTGATAAAGAATCTGACCGTAGGTATCTTCTAGGAATGGCCTCATTACTGAATGAGGATACTCCACAATATTTCTACCGTTTTTTCTAGCAATGTATTCCTTTCCAATGGTATTCATAGCACCTGGACGAACAAGGGCGTTAGAGGCTACCAACTCATCAAAGTTCTTAACTCCCATCTTTACAAGAAGATTCGTGTACGGAGTTGCTTCACATTGGAAAACACCCTTAGTATTTCCCTCAGACAACATTCTGTATATTTCTTTATCTCCCAGATCAATAGTGTTAAGATCAATATCAATGCCGTTTCTTTCCTTGATGGTCTTTAAAGTTTCTTGAATAACAGTAAGAGTCTTTAGTCCAAGAGCATCTATCTTGATCAATCCAATGTCTGCTGCCTCGTCCATATCTACAGCAACAACGGGTATACGAGTCTTTGTGCCTGTAACCGTTCTAGTCTCCATTGGAGCGTACTTATGAATGGCATCCTTTGCCGTCACAACACCTGCTGCATGTACCCCTGTTCCACGAATACGTCCACGCAGTTGCTCTGCATATACCTCAACGTCTGGATACTTTTCCCTAAACCAGCCTGTTGACTTTGAACCAAGAAACTCTTCCCATGTATCAACAAGCTTGAGTGCTCTGTTTACGTCTGGCAATGGAACGTGAAGTGCCCTGGCAACGTCACGAACCACGCCTTTATCCTTAAACATCAGAAAGGTGGTTATAGACGCTACGTTCTTGTATTCCTTTTCTAGATATTCCTTAACCTCTTCACGACGACTATCCTGAATGTCAGTATCAATATCTGGAAAGTCATTTCGCTCAGGATTAATAAATCGAAAGAACAGAAGTCCATACTTAATTGGGTCTACTTCTGTAATACCCAGAGCATAGCAGACGAGAGAGCCTGCAGCAGATCCTCGTCCTGGCCCAACCATGATGCCTTGTTCCTTAGACCATGAGATCATATTACGAACTACAAGGAAGTAGGGTGCAAACTCTTTGTCGTTAATAATAGATAGTTCTTCATCTACCCTGGCTAGATATTGTTCATTCTTGTCTAGTCCCCTAGATTTAAGACCCTCCATAACAAGGTTTCTCAACTCGTCTTCTGGATTCTTCACCTTGATTGGAAGAAGATTAAGATTGCTCTTGAGTTTATAGTCTTCTACTTTGTCTGCAATCTCAAGGGTGTTAGCATAAATGCTATCATCAAACTCTTGCTCTTTTTCCATACCTTCTCTCATTTCTTCATACGAAAGAAGGTGGATATCAAAGGATCTAAATGACATGGGGCGATCTTCACCATAAAGGTAGTCAAGTCGCTTCATCATATCGGTTATCTTTGCAGACTTTTCATAACTAACATCTTTTTGAATCTTGG